AGGAAACGAAAAGATACGGCACTTGCTACGAGAAGGGAAGTTGAGGCAGAGACACAAAAGGACATAATATATTTTAAGAAAGATGCCAATTCGTATAAAGATATTGCTTCTGCGAAAAGGAAGGAAATCTTTGACGAGATGCAGGTAGATGTGGATAAGGCTGTAGCCGAACATAAGGCATTGATTAAAGAAAATAAAGACCTTGAGAAAAAGATAAAGGATACAAAGTTGAAATTACAACAGGTTAAAGAAGGGATAATTACTTAATGCGACTGAAAGGAGTGTTGTAAGTGCCGTCAGCAAAACAGATAATAGCCAGATATGATAAGTTAGAGAATGAAACCGAAAGGTCTAACTTTAAGACTATATGGCAGGATGCCACTGATTACGTTCATATCAGGCGTAATGAGATCATAACCATAAAGCAGAGAGGTTCACAGCGTAGCGAAAAGGTATTTGACTCTACTGCCGTAAGGTCTAATGATCTGCTTGCCTCATCTCTTCAGGGTGCATTAACAAGCAACTCTGCTTTGTGGGCTAAGATTAAGATAGCGGGAAATGAGTTTGAAGATGATGACGAAGTAAAGGCATGGCTAGACGGTACTGCAACGAGTATGTTCAGGGCGTTTAACGATTCTAATTATATGTTGGAAGTGTCAGAGTTTTTCCTAGACCTGCCTAGTATATGTACGGCTAATGTTTTAATCGAGGAAGGCGATATTGAACGCAGGGGATTTAACGGTCTTAACTTCAGGGCATATCCTATCATGGATTATGTCATTGAGGAAAACTACAAAGGCATAGTTGATACCGTTATAAGAAAATGTATGTATACGGCAAGACAGGCAAAGCAGAAATTTGGAGATAAAGCAGGCAAGAAGGTATTGCAGGCAATGGCAAAGAACGAAGAACAGGAATTTCCATATCTACATCTTGTAATGCCTATAAAGGAATACGGAGCAGGTGGGTTTGCTAATCCCCGGTGGAAGTTTACGGATATATATATTTCGGTTGAAGATGAGGTTATTACTTTTAAGAAAGGATATTTTGAGTTTCCATATGTTATAGCTCGGTGGGCAAAGGCAAGTGGCGAGAAATATGGTAGAGGCCCCACAAACAATGCCCTGCCTGATATAAAGACTCTTAACGCTTCAAGGTCTTATATGTTACAGGCATGGGCAAAGGATATTAACCCATCAAGGTTAGTACCTGAATCACTTGGTTTTACCATTAAAGATGTACCGGGAACCAATATACCCGTTCCCGAAAGGATGATAGAGGCTATACAGAAAGGTGCATTGAGGTCTGAGGCCAAGTGGGAAGTATCGATACAGATGGTAGAGGATTTAAAACAATCTATCAAGGAGGCGTATTTTACCGACCAGTTACAATTACTTAAACAGGCACAGATGACAGCTACCGAATCTGCAATAAGGTTTGATTTGATGCAGAGGTTGCTTGGCCCCGTGTTTGGTAGAATAGAAAAGTCTGTATTTACACCTATGGTAGAGAGGGTATTTGGAATAATGCTCAGGGCAGGCGCATTTGACGATGTTCCCGAACAACTTCAAGGCAGGGAACTTGAGATTGAATATGTCGGGCCACTCGCAAGGTCACAGAAGATGGGTGAGTTCAATGCAATACAGAGATGGTTTGAGGCACTTATTCCAATGGCGCAAGTCCAACCAGAGATATTAGACGTACCTGATTTTGATGAGATTACAAGGGACTTAGGCACTCTTGTAGGTGTTAAAGAAAAATATATGAAGCCGAAGGATGATGTTAGGGCAATTAGAGATGCCAGAGCGGAACAAGCAGAAGATCAACAAACTACTGAAGAAGCAGTTGCAGGTGCAGAAGTACTGGAAAAAGTAACTAAGGCTATAGGAACTGGTGGTAATGGCCAAGCAAGAACCTAATAAAGCACTTAAATGTTATCTCGATACATTCGGCAAACCTGAAGGGCAAAAGGTACTTAAAGACCTTATCAATGCCTTTGATTTTGGTACGAGTGAGACTAGAGCTGTAATAGATTTTATCAAGGAAAGAATGATGGCTGCTTGCGGTAGTAACAGGAAGGCATATGCGAATATTATGTACGAAGTGGATCAACTTATTATTGAATATAATTTGGAAGAACCTTAGTAATGGGAGGAAAATAGAATGGCAGATGTAGAATTAATAACAGATAAAACCAATGGTATTGATACTACTGCGGATAAACAGAATACGGATATAACTAAAGACCCGTCTCCTATTCCTGATAATTGGAAAGAGTGGATACCACAGGACATTAGGGATACGCCGGTAATAAAAGAAACTAAAGATATTACGGCTATGGCTAAGAGACTGGTGGATTCTCAATCCATGTTAGGCAAGAGTATAAAGATGCCTGCTGATGGCGATACCACAGGATTTGACGAGTTATATAATAAACTGGGGCGACCTGAGAAGATTGATGGTTATAAGATTACAAGACCTGATATGCCTGAAGGAATGATTTATGATGAAAATTTAGAAAAGTCGTTTTTAGAAGTAGCACATAAGGTGGGTCTTAATAGTTCACAGGTAAACGCTGCTATTGCATGGAATCAGTCGCAGGTACTTGCACAGGCACAGACACAGGCAGAAGCAGCCAAAGATGCGGTTTCACAACTCAAACATGATTGGGGTAATGCGTTTGATGAGAGATTGGAGATAACAGAGAGAGTGGTTGACCAGTTTGGGGAGGGCGAAACGTCTGCTGATTCGATTAAAGATAATCCTGCACTTATTAAACTTATATATAATATGGGAAAAGACTTGCTTGAAAGTCAGGCAGGGGGCAAGGGTGGTTTAGGTACGCTAACAATGTCACCTAAAGAAGCACTTGCCAAAATCAATGAGCTTAACAGAGACAAAGAGTTTATGGATGCCTACACACAAAGGAAAAACTCCGGGCATCAGGGTGCAGTAGATGAAATGAACTCATTATATAAAATGGCTTATCCCGAAGAAGGATAGACATATATAATCTCAGATACCTCTGTAAAGAGCCTGAGTGTATAGCAGTAGAGCCTGCTAGAGTGGTGACTTAATCACAAGGGAGTCCTATACAAGTCTCCGACATGCCGGAGGCAAGTGGGATACCTCTCGAAAACTGAGTGAGCTTTTTATAACTTATTTTTTAGGGAGGTATTTCAATGAGTACCCAAATAACTGCTGCATTTGTTCAGATGTACCGTAACAACCTGATTCATCTGTCACAACAGAAGGAATCCAGGTTAATCAATGCGGTACAGATAAAAGAGAATGTAACCGGAAAGCAGGTCTTTTTCGACAGGCTTGGGTTACAGACAATGGTACAGCTTACGTCACGCCATGCTGATACCATTCAACAGGACACACCTCATTCCAGGCGTATGGCTACACTTGCACCTTACACCGTAGCCGATTTAATTGACGATCCAGACCAGATAAGGACTCTTATTGATCCCACCAATGGTTATGCCAAATCACAGGCCAATGCTATCGGCAGGCAACAGGATGACATTATCATAGCAGCAGCACTTGGTACGGCTGCTACCGGTGAAACTGGTTCGGGTTCACAGGTATTGCCAAATGCACAGAAAGTAACTATTCAGATTGGCGGTGGTGGTTCAGACATAAGTCTTAATTTGGAGAAGGTCTTGGAAGCGAAACGCCTTATGGATGCTGCCGAAGTAGATGAGGATGGTAGATTTCTTGTCTATGATGCCTTCCAGTTATCCAAGATTCTTGCATTTGAGAAATTCACATCTATTGATTACAACACCCAGAGAGCATTGGTCGAGGGCACTATGCCTAGTTTCCTGGGCTTTACATGGATAAGGTCTGAAAGGCTTACCACTGATTCAAACAGCGATACTCAGGTATTTTGTTTTCAAGGTGATGGCATGGGCTTAGGTATCGGCAGGCTGAGAGAGACCAGGATTACCGAGGAATCTACCAAGAACTATGCAACTCAGGTATGGAGTTACCTTGATATGGGTGCAGTAAGGATAGAAGATGTGCGCGTCATAGAAATAGCGTGTAAGCCAACGTAGTAGTATTACCTTGACAAATCATCGTCAACTACATATAATATGCTTGATATTACATTTCTAATCTTTTCTAGGGAGATTAAGATGGAACTTAAGCATATTGGTTGGATAGCAGGATTTATTGAAGGAGAAGGAAGTTTTACTTGGGCAGGAAGCACAATTTGCGTATCTGCCACACAGGTTGACAAGCAACCTATTCAAGACTTACAAGACATGCTTGGCGGTGGAATAGGCACTTTCTCAAGAAAAGAGGTAACGGGAAATATCTATCACAGATGGCAAGTATATGGGCCTAGAGCAGCAGGTGTGATGATGACACTTTATCCAATGCTTACGAGAAGAAGGCAAAGCAAGATAAGGCAATTATTAAAAGTTTGGTTAGTAAAAGGGAGAAGTAAAACTGAAAGAGATTTGTATTTTTCTTGTGGACATAAGAAAAGTTCAAGTTATACCTTTATTAATTCAAGGGGTTATCTTTCATGTAGAATTTGCACTAGAGAACAGCATAATCGTTCTCAAAGACGGATTAGAGCAGAGAAGAAGGTTTTAGTGACCGTTTAATATTATTTAAGTAGAAATTAAACAATTTTTAAAAGAAGGAGATGTAAATTATGAGTACATTGTTAAGTACGCAATTAACTAACGATGCAGCAAGTCCTCCGGTAAGAGGGGATTTTAACAAGAATGGTTCTGCCCTCAGGTATAAACTAGGAACATGGACAATTACAGCAGCGCAGGTTACTTCTGAGGAAGCCCTGACGGCAGGGAATATGACAGTCCAAATGGTTAAAGTACCTAAAGGTACTATAATAAATCCAGTACTTAGTTATCTCGAATGGGAAGATTTGGGTACTACAGTTACCTTTGATGTTGGTGATGGTGACAATCAAGATAGGTATTGTTCTGGTATTGTAGGTGGTACGGCAAGTACAGGTGGTGTAACTACGTTTGAAGAAGCTGGTGGTGCAGGTGTATTTATTGCCGAACGTGTATATACAGCAGAAGACACTATAGACTTGGTAAATACGGCAACCATAGACACTCTTGTAGCAGATCAGGTACTCAAGATGCATGTTTTCTATACTGTGAATGGGTAATGGTTTAGTTTAATCAGAGGTAAGGCTCTTGCCTAACCATTACCCTGTCTTTTTAAAGCAGGTAGGTTATTCCTTACCTCTGTCTTTTAGTGAGGAACTATGGATAGTAAAACCGCAATAGTAAATGCAGCATTGCTTTTGGTAGGTGATGAAGAATTAACTGATTTAGATGCTGCTACTTCTACTACGGGTAGGATAGCGCAGAGATGGTATCCCCATACCAGGGATACGGTTATAAGGAGTTATACATGGAATTTTGCATTGGCAAGACAGGCTTTATCTCTATTGGCAGCCAATCCTGCATTTGAATTTGGTAACCAGTTTACATTGCCTACAGACCCGTTTTGCTTGAGAGCGTTATCTATATTTGATAGTGATTCCGAGTGGAGGGTAGAGGGCAGGAAACTACTTACGGATGATGGTAGTGTGAATTTAAAATATATAAGTCGTGTTACGGATGTAGCACAGTTTGATGACCTTTATACCGATGCCCTTATCTATAAATTAGCCTCAAACATGGCATTTGCAATAATGAGGGATAGGTTACTTAAAAGGGAGTTGCAGGCAGAATATCTTATAAAAGTTCAGGAAGCAAGAACGGCAGACAGCATGGAAGGTACGTTTGACCGTATTGCATCTGATGTATTCCTGCGTACAAGACGAGTGGGGAGTCTTATTCCACCTGTTACTCCACCGAGTTCGGCAGGGAGTCCGAGATAATGCCTAGAACACAGAAAATATTTACGTCTTTTACGACTGGTGAGATTTCGCCAAGGCTGACATCCCGTATTGATTTTGCCAAGTATATCAATGGTTGTGAGACACTGGAAAACTACACTATACTTCCTCAAGGCGGTGTTACTCGCAGGCCGGGACTCAGGTTTGTTGAAGAAGTCAAGGATAGTTCAAAGGCGGTCAGGGTAGAGACATTTCAATTCAGCGTTACGGATGCTTATGTACTTGAAATAGGGGAGAAATATATACGGTTTTATAAAGACCAGGCAAGGTTATCATCGGGTGGGAGTCCTGTAGAGGTTACAACCCCTTATTTAGAGGCAGATTTATTCGACCTTCATTTTGCCCAATCTGCCGACATTATGTATATCGCACATAAAGACTATGCGCCCAGAAAACTGAGCAGGACAAGTGATACAGCATGGGTATTTTCTACAATCACTTTTGATCCCGGGCCTAGTTTTGTAGATAACACTGATTTAGGCGAACAGGTAACAATAGCTGCGATAACTGGTACGGGTATTACGGTAACGCCTGATTCTACAGAAGCCTTGTTCCTGGCTGCTGATGTGGGGCGTAATCTTGTATCAGGCGCAGGCAGGGGAACTATAATATCTATTAATACAGGTGCTTCGCCTGATACGGTAGATATGGACATTATAGCTGATTTTCCCGGTACTACGCTTCTGGTAAATGAATGGGAACTTACGGATTCGCCACAGGCACAACTGACGGCATCTGCTGCGCTTCCCGTAGGTAATAACACGACCCTTACACTTAATGCAAATGGGTGGAGGTCTGCCGATGTAGGTAAATTTGTAAAGGTTAATAACGGACTCTTAAAGATAACTGCGTTTACTTCTGTTACGGTAGTCAGGGCTGAAATAATCACGCTTCTTGATTCGACTACCGCAGCTGCAGCAGGCACATGGACATTAGAGGTTGAATCGTGGACAGCTACAAGGGGATTCCCTGCTGCCATAGGCTTCTTTGAACAGAGACTGCTCTATGCAAGGACAGACACACAACCTCAGACTATATGGGGAAGTGTTACAGATGATTTTGAGAATTTCGCAGCAGGTACGGCAGATGACGATGCCCTTGATTTTACTCTGACAGGGCAGAATCCTATAAGGTGGTTATCTCCGAAGTCAACACTTTCTGTGGGTACATTTGGTGGCGAGATAATAATAAGTTCAACCAATGATGCTGCATTGACACCTACTAATATTAAGATTAACGAACAGACTACTCATGGAAGTTCTGCACTACAGCCTTTAAGGGTAGGTGAAGTAACTTTATTTCTTCAAAGATCGAAAAGAAAACTAAGAGAGTTTGTATTTGTCTTTGAAGATGACAATTTTCAAGCACCGGATCTTACGATTTTAGCCGAACACATAACATCGGGTGGAATAAATGACTTGGCTTATCAACAGGAACTTGAATCTGTTGTGTGGGGTGTAAGGAATGACGGACAGGGACTTGGACTAACATATCAAAGGTCACAGGATATAGTGGGCTGGCACAGGCATACAACAGGTGCTACGGGTGTATTTGAAAGCGTAACATCGTTACCGATAAGCGATAAAGATCAGGCATGGTGGGTTGTTAAGAGAACAATAAACAGTGCGACAAGTCGTTTTATAGAATATTTTGACGAAGATGCGTGGAGTAGTGCTACGGCAGAGTTTGACCAGTGGAATATGCTTAATACCGATAGTGCTGTAATCTATGACTCTACATCAACAACTACTATTACAGGGCTAGATCATCTGGAAGGTGAAACGGTTGCGGTAATTGCAAACGGGGCTTCACATCCCAACAAAACAGTATCGTCAGGACAGATAACACTCGACAGGGCTGCTACTGAGGTAGAGGTTGGCTTGGCATATACATCTACACTTAAAACGGTGAGACCAGAGGTAGGATTGGCTGTAGGAACTTCTCAGGGTAAGTTTAAAGGATGGTCGGAATTAATTGTACGGTTCCTGGATACCCTGGGTGGAACTGTAAACGGTGATACCGTAGAGACAAGACTTCCTGGGGATGACATGGATAAAGAACCGCCTTTGTTTAGTGATGATTTTCGTGTTCAGGATTTGGGTTATGACAGAAAAGGTCAGGTTACTATAACGCAGTCTCAGGCATTCCCACAGACCATATTATCTATTACCGGTATTTTAGATATAAGTGCTAACTAATGCCAAGTTTAATGCCGTTTAGAAAAGAGGATTTACATAAAATTAATCTTCGCCCTTTTGATGAACAAGTAACAATGGGTGTGCCTAATGCTCTTGAGATGATAGCCAGGCAGGCTGAAAATGGCATGGCATATACGGGGATAGACGATAATGGCGAGATAATAGCCATCGGTGGCGTTACGATGTTATGGGAAAAAGTGGGTTCGGGATGGGTAATGACATCTGATTTATTGCTTAAACATAAGACTTGGACTCATAGGGCTATAAAGAATATTTTAGATTTGGCAATAACTAAACATAATTTACATAGAATAGAGTCAATTATACTTGAAGATCATATTGTCAGTCAGGCATGGGCTAAAAGGTTGGGATTTGAACGTGAGGGATTATTGAGAAAATATGATTCAAAAAAAAATGATTATTGGTTATACTCACGAATAATTTAAGATAAAGGGCTAGGGACGTGCGCCCGAAAGTTGGTTTCCTGACCAATTGCCCTTTAGTATTTCAGGAAAATCATTTACAGGAGAATGATTATGAGAATATGTAAAAATGTAGATTGTGGTAAAGAGTTTGAGCCAAATATAGGAAAACAACTATTTTGTAGCAAAAAGTGTACGAAATATTTTCATAATAGAACTGAGATTTCAAAAGAAATTGTTAAGAAATGTAAAACAAGATGGTTAAAAACTGAGAAGGGAAGAGAAAGTACCAGGAAAAAGATAAAAAGATATAGAGCAACAGAAAACGGGAAAAAAGTTATGAGAAGAAATGCAAGAGAATATAGAAAGGCAAATCCATTGAAAATAAGAGTTCGCAATTTGGCTAATAAAAAGTTAATAAAAGGTAATTGTATAATTTGTGGTGTTAATGCAGAAAAACATCATCCTGATTATTTAAAACCGTTGGAAATAATATATTTATGTTTTGTCCATCACAGGGAATTACATAATGCGAGGATAATATAAATGGGTGGATTAGCTACGGCATTTGCAACTATAGCACCGAAGTTAGCTACAGTGGCAGCCATAGCAGGTACAGCATTAAATATAGCAGGAACTCTACAAGCAGGACAGGAACAGAAAAGAGTAGCGGGTATTGAAGCTGAGTTAGGAGAGGCACAGGCAGCACAGGAAGAAGCTAGAACGGCAGATGAGGTACTGAGAAGGCGTAGGGCAGCAGCTAAACTTGCCAGTACACAGAGGACTAGATTTGCAGCAGCAGGTATAGACATCAGTACGGGTACACCTCTTCTTGTAGTGGCTGAAACCTTGCTTGATGCACAGGAAGATGTGGAGGCTATAAGGGAAACTGGTTTTGCAAAGGCTAAGACATTCAGGAGCAGGGCGCAGACATTCAGGGATTTTGGCAGGCAAGCGGTAAGAACATCAAGGATACAAGCAGGTAGTAGTTTATTGACAGGATTGAGTCAAATTTAGATATGGTATTTATTCCTACAGGTGAAAGACAGGTTGGAACTCCGGGTGGTGCTGTATTGCCTTCACCAAGTGGTGTAAGGCTTAGTATTGCAGGTAGTCAGGCAAGGGCGGTATCTCAATTAGGAGGAGCATTATTTGATGTAGGCTTAAAGGCACAGAGAGCTAATGATAATGCCGAGCTTAAGACTGAAACAATAAATGCCGAGGCTAAATTAAATGAGGAACTTATCAGGATAAAACGAGATGTGCAAGATCCTGAACAATATGAAATACAGGCTAGAAAGGCATTAGATGATTTAATAAAGGATTCAAGTAATAAGATAGGGCGTAGAAATAAGCAGAAATTTCAGAATGTACTTAATCAATTACAACTAAGTGCTGGTACTGCAATATCAAAAGAGGGATTTGCTAAAGTTGTTGATAAATCAAAAGCTGCCCATACATTATTAAAAGATACCGTAATACAGGATATTGTCACTGGGAAACTAACACAAGCTCAAGGCATTGGTATTGTAAATCAAAGCACTAACGAATTAGTTAGTAATGACATATTCGACCAAGAAAACAAAGTTGCCGAAGATAGGGGATTTGGAGAAAGGGTTGTGGAAGTGGCATTTGAATCAAGATTTCCCGATGATCCCGAAGGTGCAGTAAGAGAATTATTCGGAAATAAAATGGTATCAGAGGAAATAAAATTAAAACTTATTGATAAAGCAAATACTAAAATTTCAAGATTAAATAAATTAAATAAAGAAGCTAGAAAAATAGATAGAAACAATAGAGAAAGAGAATATAGAAAACAAATCAGAGAAAATCCTGATTTTGATATTGATGATTTAATTGTTTCAGAAGAAAAAAACAGTGATAATCCCTTAAGTGTTTCTGCACTTATTAGAACTGAAAACTTTTTAAATAAAGTTGAAACGGAAGGCGGTATAGGAAATGCAACATCTTTTAATGCTTTGGAAACATTAGTACAGGAAAATCCACATATATTCAGGCAGACAGATGTTTATGCAGCAGCAGATTCAGAAAATCTCAATAATGATGAAACTGAGAAACTTGTAGAAGAATGGAGAAAGGCTTTGCAGGCAGATGATCCAACAGATCCAATATCAACTTCAAGATTTAAAGAAACAACTAATAGTTTAAAAGCTGATTTCCCCGTAAATGAGATTGATGTTGATGGGTTTTTAACTCAATCAAGAGATCAGGATGCGGCACTGAGATATTCAAGGGCATGGGCTAGAAACGAGGCAAAGGCTACAGAGAAGGATTTTGACCTTATAGCAGAGGAAGCAAGATTGGCAACATTAGAATTTATGGATAAAAGAGCAAAAGTAAAAACTTCTATTCGTGAAACCCAAACTGATGATCTTTCTGCTTTTGAATTAGAACAAAAACTACCTTCGTTTGAAGCTCCACCAATATCGCCTTTAGTTGAATCTTTTAGAGAGTTTTTAAAAGTTGAAACAAAAAAAGGAGAAGTTGCTAAATTAAAACCAGAAGAACAGCCGAAACTCGATTTATTGAGATTAGAATTAAACACTATAATGCAACAGGCCATAGATGATTTTGATGCTGGCATAATAGATAACGAAGAATTTGAAAGAATAACAGATGAAGCTGCAAATGTATTTAAAGAAGAAACTAAAGAGAAAGAGGAAATAACATCGGGACAGTAGAAGAAGTAAGAAGAGAATTTGGGAATAGAGGCCAAAGAGATCCTATGGGATTGATTCCGAGACCTGTTGCTGTTCGTGGAGGGCTTAGTGCAAGGGCAAGAAAAGATATACAAAAAGATTCAGTAGAAAAATCAGAACCACTTGATTTGTCTATAGATAGTTTGTTTAAAATTCCTTTTACTGATATTTCTTTATTTACACCAAATATTATTGAAGCTGAGTTAAATAGGGTTGCAAAGTTTACCAGAAGGGAAGAAAGCGTAGAGAATTTGGCGCTTAGATATATAACTGGATTGCCAATTAGAGATGAAGATATACAGGAACTTAAAGATCCTAAAGATGTTAGTGTTTTGGATATAATATCTACTACAGGTAAGATAAAAGAATCTGTTAAAGAATTAATACCAGAAGTTGAACCTCCAGATTTTGATGAGAAAATGCGGCTGCCTGGAACAGAAGTAGGCAAAATACTTGTGAACGTATATAGGGAGGTATTTGCTGAAATGGCTGATTTGACAGGTTTGGTAATAAGACCTTCACAGATGTTTGGTATATTGCCTTTATTGAATATAGGCTTTAGATTTGTTGGAGGTAGGATTAAAGACCTTGTTGGAATTATTAAGAGATCGGGGATTAAAAAGGGTATGACAGTTGAAAAATCAGCCGAAGTAATTAAAAGACAAATGATGAAGGAATCGGGCATTAGTCAGGAAAAGATAGATAAGGAAATAGGTAAATTCTTTTCGTTTAAAGATAAAACAGGAAAGTCTAACATTGAACTTTCAGAAGGCGGAAGTAGGTTTATTAAGGCACAGGCAGAATCAAAGATTGCTGCTGAACAAGCAAAGAAAACTACAGTAAAACAAGCGGTTAATTTTCTTGATAAAAAACTTATAGATGTAAGCGGAGAGGTAAGGCGGAAATTACTTAATGCAAGTGATGCCGGTAAACATGCTGTTATTATGAAAGATGTAACAAGGGGTGCTACTGGCAACGCAGCTAGAATATATAATGATGTAAAGACACAAATATATGAAAATGGGTTAAGTCGTTCAGAGGTGGAGCAGCTTCATGCTGTAATCAGGGCAAGGAGAACAATAGGTATTGCAAGATTTAAAGACGTAAAAAATCCTAGAGGTGCTGGGGCAGATACCGCAATGGATTTAATGGCTGATATAGAAAAGAATCCCTTACTTTTTAATAAACTTCAGGAAAGAGCAAATGTTTATTTTAAAGAAATGAGAAGAAATTTAAAGCGATTGAAAGATGAAGGTTTGATAGATGAGAGTTTACATGAAAACTTATTAAAAAAAGGCGATTATTCAAAACGACAATTTATTGACAAGATTGATCCTGAAATTTCAAGTATTGATAGAGGTGGAAATAAAATAACAGTTCGTGATAGTGGATTGCAAAAATTAAAAGAAGGAAGTGAAGGGTTAATTGAAACAGATACTTCATTAATGTTACAGCAGGTAATAGCTAGAACTGAAGGTCGCATTGCAAAGAACAATGCGAATAAGGCATTAATGAAATTTGCAGATGATTTTCCTGATAATGGTATTGTATTTTTAGAAAAACCAAAACCTCTTAATATTACAGAATTAGAATTTTTCCATAAAAATAGATTTACTTTAAGAGGCGAATTTGCCATTGACGAAATAAAGGCGGTAGTAAGAGGAGATAAACCAGCCCATTATAAAGCAATAAAAGATAAAGCTGCAATCGCTTTTGCAAAAAAGCAGAAGGGCGTAAAGGTAATAGAAAATGTTACTCCTTCAGGTGATTATGTTGTTGTTAAGAATACAAAAGAAGGGAGTCGAATTGGGCAAAGGCTTGTTGAGCTTTCAAAGAAAAGAGAAAGCATATTTGCAACTAAAGATGAAGAATTGATAAATAAATGGAATGATGAATTCAGTAGATTATTAGGATTCGAAGAGGAATTAATACGTACTATTTCTGGTGTTGGTGGATTTGGTGATACAAGATTAGAAGCTAATAGGATATTCAAACATAAACTGGAAGAATCTATAGCGGAAGCCAGCAAGAGTTTTGAAACTGTAAGCGTTATGATAGAAGGAAAGCCACAACAAATGTTTATGCCTAAGGAATTTGCTGCTCAATGGGTAAATTCTGCTCCTGAAGTAACAGGAGCTTTAGGGGCTGCAATGAGATGGGGTACTGGTTCATCTATATTAAGGGCAAGTGCTACTGGCATGAATCCTGGCTTTGCTATAACTAATTTTGCAATGGATATGTCGCATCAGTTTTTAATTACTTCCGAGTATTCTTCTTTCTTTCCAAAGGCATTTGCTCAAATGGGGCGTAATGCAGCTTTGGTTTTTAAAGATGCAATAACTAGAACAGGTAGATACATAGATTATGCAAATGAAGGTGGATTAATGCCTTTTATGACTCATCAGGGCAGGATAGGTTTTACCCCTGGCAGTATATGGGCAAAGATGCAGACTTATGCAGGATGGGCAGGTGAAACATCTGAAATATTTGGCAGGCTAATGCTTAGAGAACAATCAATGCTTAATGGTAAATCAGCACAGGAAGCTACTTGGATAGCCAGGAATTATCTCGATTTCAGCCAGGGTGGAAGTTGGACTAAATTTGTAGATGCAGGTGTGCCTTATTTAAATGCCTCTATACAGGGTACAAGAGGTATATTCAGGGCAGGTTCAGAAGCCATGAAAGGTGGAATTAAAGGAGAGGCTGAATTTGTTTTTAAATTTGCACAAATATCAGCAGCAAGTGCAGGATTATATTTTGGATGGAAATTTATGTATCCAGAATCATATAAAGATTTAAGCCCACATGACAAAAGAAACTTTTGGAATATACCGACTCCATATAAATTCAAAGACGAAAATGGTGCTGATAGACGTTATTACTTTAAGATAGCAAAAGATCCAGGACAGAAAGTTTTTGCCTTATTAACAGAATCATTATTGGGAAAATTTATAGATGATAAAGACATTGATTTTGAAGAACAAGCAGATGCTTTTACTGAACTAATACCTATTACGTTTAATAGATTACCTCCGATAATGAACGCAATTTTGGGATATGCTGTTAATAAAGACTTTTGGTTGAATGATGATATATGGAAAGGTACGGAAAACATAAAAGCTAATAGAGAGTTTCATATTACAGGTTCACAGAAAACAAATCCTGTATTTCGGGAGATTGGCAGGTTTTCTACGTTTGGAACTAGAGAAACAGATGCAGAATTAGAAGGGTTATCTCCTGAAAGAACTAAATTCTTTTTACAGCAGTTTTTTACAAGAGGTAATCTTTGGACGGCGATTATGGGTAATGGAGCAAATGTTATATTTAATGAATTGCCTGAATCTTTTCAAGATTTAGCCACAGAAGAAATTATACAGAAACAACCAATAATTAAAAGATTTCTTGGTGTTACAAGGCCATTGGCAAGTGAAAGAAAGAGATTTAAAGAAATTGAAAAAATTGAAAATACAAAAGATTTTGCAATAAGACAGCAATTTGAAGTGTTAAGCAAAAATGTTATAAAAGGAAAAAACAATCTTTTTGAATTAAATAGATTTATCAGGGAACAGCCAATATCAAATCAAGCAAAAAAACGGTTGTTAAGGAAACATACAATAAACCGACAAGTTGATAAAATTAAAGATAATGTTGCTTTTTGGAAAAGACTTGGTGGTGTGAATGATCCTGAATCAAGGGCAAAGATATATTTTGAGTTTTTTAATGCTGCTGGCGATAAAGTAAAAAAAGAACTAAATAGAGATTTAAATAGAATACCAGGAATAAGATCAGAGGCTTTTCAAATAGAGCTTGGTGATTTAAAGAGGGAGAAAAAGGAATGACCTTGACGACAACTATAAACAGAAATGATTACGTGGCAACTTCGGCGCAGACTGTGTTTGCCTATGCGTTCAGGATATTGGCAGATGCCGATTTAGATGTCTATGTAGAAGGAGTGCTAAAGACATTAACTACTGATTATACAGTATCGGGTGCAGGTGATGCAGGCGGCGGAAATGTTACCTTTACATCAGGGGTTACGCTAGATGAAGCTGTGGCTATTATTAGGGGCGTAGCACAGACACAAGATACGGATTATACGGCATCAGGGCCATTTACAGCCAATGACCATGAAACCGCACTTGATAAGAATATGATGATTTCACAGGACATAGATGAGAAACTTGCAAGGGCAATAAAGTTTATAGTATCTTCAACTCTGTCCGCTATTGCTGCGCCTGAAGGTTCTAGTGCGAGTGATAGAAAGGGTAAAATATGGGGATGGGATAACACAAATGGTACAGCCTTGGCATTATTTGCCTCAACTGTTGTAGATGCTGTGAGTGTGATTGCAACAAAGGGAGATATAGTTCAGGGCAATGCCAGTGGGGCAGCAGCCAAATTGGCCATAGGTGCAAATGGTTCATTACTAGAAGTTGTATCTGGATTACTTGCTTATGTAACAGCACCGACTATAGCGGACTTTACTAATGGAACACACGACCATTCTAATACTGCAAATGCAGGAAGTATAGCTGGAATTCTGACTGCTCCTGTAAATTATAGGTCAGGGCTGAATTGTAAACAGGCCACAACTGTGACTATGACGGTAGAAGGCGGTGTTATTGATGTTGACGGTACGACTGTTACCAAGACAGCAGATACTATACTTAATTTAACAACTGCAACAGATTGGGTTGATGATACCTCAGATCAGGCTACTTCAACTTATGGATATATTTATATTAATGCTGCTGGAAAGATTGAGATGGATGATGTTGAGGCTGACGAGGCAGATACTTCAGGGAATACAAGCGGAATTAAGAGATATAACGACACAGGTACGGATACTACAGATAGGCGTATGATTGGTTGGTTCTTTATGAATGCGACTGGTGCGGGGGAATTAAGCACTTATGAGGTAGGAAATCTGAAGGATGGTGATGTTCATAATTCGGTTGTCAGAACTGATATGGTTAATGATGCGGTTAATGATACAACTTATGGTTCTGACTTAACAAATACTCAGGTTCATTTTTATAGTTCTGGTAGGGGTATTGTTGATGTAAAATGCCATGTTCTTCTTTCTGTCCAGGTTACGGGGTCATTTTGGAGATGTATATTAAATGATGGTTCGAATATAGCGGCATCTGAAGCTGCTTCTGAAGAAGCCTCTAATCTTTCTACAAGCATGACACTGGTACATGCAGAGGCTTATGCGCAAGGAGGGGTAACATTTGAGGCCAAGATGTTAGTTCAAAGTTCTACTTTTACAGTTGCTGATAAAACGATGATTATAACAGAGAATTAAACTGAGATAAAATTTAATTTTTTAACAAAGGAGGAAAAAGCGATGAAAAGTTGGAAAAAGATTTTATTAGGAGTAGGAATAGCAGGATTAGTTACATGGAGTGTTGCGGAAGCGGTAACAATCCGCAATGGACCTGCCGGTAATTCTAGACAGGAAAACGTGGCAATAGCATTACTTGATGTACTGAATACTGATGGTACGATGAATCATACAGGGGTGAACTCGCATACAGGAGCTGAGACTCATACAGGTGCTGAGACACACTCAGGAGCCGAGACACATTCTGGTGTCGAGACTCATACGGGTGCAGAGACTCACACTGGAGATGAAACCCATACAGGGACAGAAACACATTCAGGGCCTGAAACCCATTCAGGTGTGGAAACATTTTCTGGAGCTGTTACTCATTCTGGAGACGAAACCCATTCGGGTACTGAAACTCACTCTGGACCCGAAACTCACTCTGGGGTGGAAACACATACTGGATTAGAAGTATTCGACCAATTTGCGTATGGAACTGAAACTCTTACTCTGAGTTCTGCCGATCCCGGGATAGGCACAGCATCTACGACAGTAACATATACTGCCCTTGTTTCAGATGCAACAGGAAGTGCAACAGATACCTGCTCCCTCCTTGATGGAACCACAGCAGGAGAGGTTCATGTATTTAGTTTAAAAACAGATGCTGAGACAACCGGAACGGCTATTGTTCCAGTTAATTTTGGGGCTGGTACTGATGTTCTTCTTGAAGATGTAGGAGACGGTTGTATTATGGTATGGGACGGTGCTAATTGGCAAATAGTTTCTAATGTCGGTGGAACTATACGAGCATGACAAAGTTAGAATTTATAGTTTTTATTTCGATAGTAGGTGTTCTTGCAATACACATGATTCTATCTTTATATTCAATGAAAAGAGAAAGAGAGGAAAGATTAGTAAAGGATCATATAGTTCATTCTCTTGATGTTGCCGGTAAGAAACTGGATAAAAGCAAGATGTATTATTTTAGTAAAAAAGCTAACAAAATCATTATAATGGACAATCCAAACTTTAAGGAGGAATCAAAATGAGTAAATGGGTAAGGCGTTTTACAATGGCTGCCTGTGCTTTATTCCTAAGTACAAGTCTATGGGCAGCCGATGACAGTGATTTAACCGTGACAGAAACTACTTTCAGGGGTAGTATATCAAAGGATGTAGTTTGGTTTACTGCCTATGATTTAGGTGGAACAATTGGTACTAACACTTATGTCTATAATGATTCAGTTGGTACAAATTCAGCAAACACTGATGGTCTTGTTGAGTGCAGGAATTTCACACAAAAAAGAACCATACAAATAAGTATTCCTACGCTTGGCAGTACCAGTATAGATGTCAGGATTGAGGGCAGGGCAGGTAC